CCCATAGCGCCATGCTTTTTAATAATTTCTAAAAATTGGTTTATTGGTATCATACTTCAAAAGGTGGGGGTGTTGGTTTTGGTTCGTATGGTATCATCTCAAGGTCTTTTACCCAAAGATAATCAGGGTTAACGCATTGCTCCATCTCCTCTACTGAAATAATCCAGTTATTATTCAAGTCCTGAATAGGATTAAAGTAGCTATCTGGTGCATACCATTGTCCGACTATTTCGTCATTTTGTACCTCTGTTAGTAAACCTACATAGGTCAATTTTTGTTCTGTTGTTAGTTGTGTTAGTTTCATACTTGACGTCCTAATGTTGTTTGGAATGCTTGTACCGCTGTGTAAAAGTTAGCCGCTTCGGTATCTGTTAAACCGTCAGATAATGTAAAAAATTGTACCGAAACAGAATCAACGTTAGAAAATACTGGCGCATTATTATAGTTAAATGTACCTAAATATATGTTTGTATTTGGTAATGTATTTGTTGTTTGTGTGGTAGTATTTTGAGCAGTTAAGATATTATTTTTAAACACCTTGGAACTATTGGCAGCCGTCCTTGTATTTATGTAATATCCAGCCGTAGTAGTATTTGTTGCTTGAGCCCTGAAATTAAAATCTCCTAAATCCGATAAATAAATATCAGTTGAAAATCTTAAATAGGATTGAATTATAGGTATATACGTTGTTGTATTATCTGAATTACCATATATAATTGCATTAAGTGGTGCTCTATTTGTATTGGTATAAACAGTAACGGCCAAATTATTAGGTGTTAATACAGTTCTTGTATTTAAGTTAGTATTTCCATAACTATTTAATCCGTTTAACTGTATGCCATTTGAAGAACTTGTAACACCTCCATTCCAAGTCATTTGATATTGTGCCGTATTCTTTAAATTCCAAGTATGCTTTGCATTAGTGCCACCTACCATTGGATAAATAGCTTTAAACTTACTCCATATATTATACCCTTTCAAGTCAACTACCAAAGTATTAATAGCCGCTTGTTGTGTTGGGTCTGTTATTGCAGCCGCTGTTATGAATGCTTGTGCGTCTGCGTCCGTTGTTGGTGCGCCTGAAATATCTGTTAAACCCGCCCAACTTGTAGGATGAGTGGAACCCCAACCTATTGCGTTGTTTGCACCTTGTCCCCATCCAATAGCATTGTTTGCGGCTCCATCTCCCCAACCGTTACTATTTGCCATTTTTCTCTTTATTTAATTTAACTAAATATGCCTTTAATTTTTTTACGTTTTCAGCCTTTGGCGTGTAAACTTTTTTTAAATGAACCATCCTGTAAAATTGTTTTGTGTACTTGGAAACATATCTCCGTTTGAATTTGTATTGTACTCCGGAAATAAATCATTATTGAAACTAATATAATCAATAAATCTTTCAGCGTAATTTTGAGCTATCATTAATTCCTTTTGCACCAAATAATCTATTTCGTTTTTTTCTACGTTAGTGGAATTTTCTGAATTGTGTTTGTAAACTCCTTTGTTTGCTATTGTATATGCTGCAAATGGTAAAAATTGCGACATTGCAAAATGAATTAACATCGGTTTAATGTACGTAACTAATAAATTATTATAATCTGTTGGTATCGTATAAATCGAATCTATTGTAATTTCTGCGTCGTCATTTCCGCCGTCAATTATTACTGTGTCGTTTATCTTATAACCCGTTCCTGCGTCGTTAATATCTGCAACCGTAACTAATCCACCTGCTGCAGTAATATCTACCGTTAAACCCGTTCCCGTGCCTGTTGTCGTTAATCCTGTTGCGGTTGTGTAACCGGTACCCGGATCACTAATTGAAATTGCTGTTGGTATTCCTTCATTTGCTAAAATAATTTCAGCTTGTAATTTTTGAAGTAGTTGCGTTCCTAAAACTCTTTGTATATCAATATCCTGCGCGATCTTTACCCACTGAATAAAAGAATCAGTATCTACGTTACCGTTTAACGCTGTAAATTTAACAACGTCGTTTCGTGTTATTAATAATGCTTCAGCCATTTATTCTTGGTTTTCTTTTAACATTTTTCCACCTGTATTTGGGTTGTTTGGGCTAAATCCTTTTAACGGTAAATTGTTTGGATAAAAAGAAACTTGGTACGGGTTCGTAATTTTGTAACCTTTTATTTCAGCTGCACGCGTTCCAATTTCTGCGTAACCTTTTTCTATTTCGTTTAAATCCAGCATAAAAGTTACACGGCTCCATTTGTGATGGCACCTTGCACCCCCTTTGAATTTAAAAATATCGTAGGTATTCGCTCCAAATTCACCCCAACCAGGATTAACCGCGCGTTTACTCATCGCGTCAATATCTTCTTTTCTAAATAAACGATCTTCTTTCGCCATCATTGCTTGGCAAAAATCTCTTTCAGGGTTTCTATTTCCTGTGTATTTGTAACGTACTTTAAAATATTTTAAGTCGCTTACTTTTTTGTCCTGTACGCTCTTTAATTTCGGTTGTGGGCTTCCTGTTTGCACCAAGTTAATAAACCTGCTTAAAAGCGTTGTTTTTGGTTCTAAATCGCTTTCGGCTTTGATTAATTGCAGGTCTAAATCTTCGTCGTTTTCTGAATCTTCGCGTTCATCGACTAAAATCCAATTTTCGTTTAATTGGTTTGCATCTACTTCAGCTAAAATTTCCTCTAAATCAGTATTTATTTTGCTTAGTTCCGTTCCTGTTTCTTCTATTACTTGTTCTTCCGTTAGCGCGTTTTCTAAATCTACGAATTCCAACGGTTGTAATGTTCTGAAAAATAACTTTAATGCAATTCCGTTGAACGCTAAAACTTTATCAAAGCACTCAATTATTTCTTCTTGAAATGGTCGTATTACCATATTGTCAAAAAGTATTGTTGAATTTTTTAATTCATCTGCATTCGAACTAAATCCACTTGAGGTTGCAATTCCAAATAAAAGAGGGCTTGTTACATTGTGTCCTAACATTATTTTACGTAAACACTCTTCAGAAAGATACGTGTAATGGTCCGGCGCGTCGTTTAACGGAATATCGTCTACAGTAGTTTTACTTTCTGCATTTTGATTAAAAGCTACAATTACTTTTTGTCCACGCGATCCTGTTAATTTGCTTAAAACTTTTGAAGTAATTATTTCTTGTTGTTCTTCGCTCGGTAATCCGTTATTAAAATTTACCACTTTTGTCCCCGAAAAACCGTTCTGAACTTCGTTAATTAAATAATCCGCAACCTCTTCTTCCAATAGCGCGTACGGAATAGATCCTTGGTAGTCTGGATAAGAATAATATTTCATTCCAACCGAATAAGGTCTACAAAATAATATTTCTATTTTTTCATTTGAAAAACCAAATGCCGGAATTCTTTTTGGTACGTATTTTTTTATATCTAACCAATTATCGGAATAATAATAAGCTTCAATTTCCCCTTCTTTATTACATTTTTCAGCACGTAATAAATTAACCGGAATATGGTAAACTTTTAAAATCTTTTTATGATCCGCCGAATAATGTACTTGGATTGCAAATTGCCCTAACATTTTACGATCTAAAACAATTTTTCGAACACAATCACTATTAAATAAAGCCATCATTTGAGCGTATTCATTTGGCTTTTTGCTTGCGTCTAACGCGCTTAATCCACGCCCGTAAACTAATCTACTTATATTGTTTATTATTGCGTTATTCGTCGTTGAATTCGTGTACCTATCTATTAAAAAATTGAAATAATTATTATCAATTCCAAAATCCACCCAATTTTCCCGCTTCGATTCCTGAATTACCGGTGTCGTATAAGCACTTAAATTTAAAACGTGTATATTATTCATAAACTATAAATTCATTTGTTGTACTGTTTGAAACATACTGACCGTTATTTACGGAAAAAGTAACCAAACTTTGATTAGTACAAAATATTTTGTCTTTGTAAACTGTTGCCGATCCATTTTTAATTGTTAAAATGTAGAAACGATTTTCTACTAAATTAAATTCCGATTCTAACGTACTGTAATAATCCCCTTCCGTAAAAGTGTACGTATCAATTACTACTGTTTTGTTTGTTAATTCATCTGTAATTTGAACTAAATCAAAATCTGAACTTCGTGGAATAAAGTTAAATGTTTGTGGCGTTAATTCAGTTGTTAAAACAATCATATTAATATAACGGTAAAATGTATTTTTTGATCCAAATAAAAAACCCCCACTGTAAAGCGAGGGTAATTTATAAAGTAATATTTAATTACGAAGTAACTATTAAGGCATCGTCCGTACCGTCATTAAATACAGCCTGTAAACCAGCTTCGGTTGTACATTCTAAGAAATTAGCCGGTAATTTTTCCATAGCGGTAAAAGTTAAATTGTAACCGTTAAAATCGCCCATGGCAGTTCCGCTCGAAACAGCCCCAGCCGTCAAATCACAGCCTTGATCCAAACCAGATAAAAAGAATTGGTGGTCTCTTGTTTCAACTACAATACGTGGACGTCCGTACGCTAACATTTTAACGTTTTTATGCGTCGCAGCGTCTTGTCTTTTTAATTGTACTGTTAATACTTGTTCAAAGAAAGTTGTTCCGTTGTCTCTTGACGTTTGAATAGTTTGTTCAAATCCGTTTGCTCCTTTCAATTCGTATTTATACAAAGAAAGTCTTGCAGCAGGAGGCCATGTTTCAATAACATCTGTATTTGTTGCATCATAATTTACTTCTTGTATTTCTAAAGCACCGTAATTTATAAAGTAGATATTTAATAATCCTGAAATCGCGTCCTTACACGCTTCCAATCTTCCGTTTGCTATATCGCAGCTCATATTTTTATTTTTTAATGTTTAACAAAAAAAAGGGTGGCGTATATTTCACCACCCTTTGTATTTAGTTTATAGAATATTATTTTTTTAAAAATTAAATTCCGTAAGAAACAACATCCGAAGCAAATCCGTATTTAACATCTGCAGTAAATCTCATGATTACACGTACATTTTGTGAGCCGTCATTTTCGGACATGTCCAAAACTCGACATTCATTCATGTCATTCATTAAACCAGTCGCAAAAAACAAGTTTGAAGTTTGAGCCAATAATGCAGTGTTTGAAGCTAATCCATTTGCTAAAAATACTTTTACACCGTCGAAATAAATATCATTTAATACTTGGTTTGTTCCTTTATTGTCGTAACCGTTTGCACCAACTCCAGCTGCAGCAAAACCGCCCAATGCACGAACATAGGCTCTGTAAATGTTACTTGAAACATACAAAGTTAAATCTTCTTTACCGTACAAAGCCGCTGGTAAAGCATCAATCATTAAACCTAATTCTGTAATAACGTTTGCAGCCGTTACAGTAGTACCTGCAATTTTTTGACCTGCTGGTAAAGCTGTATCAACGTCTAATTGTGTCATTATACCTGCAAATTGTCCGGCAGTTGAATTAACACCTTGCCAAATTGAAGTTTCCATACCTGCAGCAACTTTTTCAGCAGCATGCGCGATTAAGAAATCTGCAAATGATTTAGGCAATACGTCGAATGCTGAATATCCCATTTGGATAGCATCCCAATCAGATCTAAAGTCGGTTTTACAAAGTTGTAAATTTACTTGAAACGATTCCGGTTGAAGAATTTTTTCAGTTAGTGTAACTGTTGACGTTGGATCAAAATCACAGGTTGCATTACGAATTATATCGTCTGTAGATACACGCTTAATTACCTGCTTAAATTTCACATTAGGCATAATTGTAATACCGCCTTTTTCTAAAGTTGGTGCGCTTAACAAAGCCGCAGCAATGTATTTCCCTGCTGATTCACCAGCATACGTCGTTGTAATTGACGTTGTTGTACTTAAATTAATGTTTTTCATTATATAAATTTTTAAAAATTAAACTACTGTTAATGTAATTGCTCCAGATGCTGTTCCAACTCCTGAAACATACCAATTAACGCCGTCACAATTTAATGCAACAAAATCACCGATTGTATCAGCACTTGCCGAAAATGTAATTGTGTTTTCATCTGCTCCAGGAACGTTAACTGAATTAACAATTACTCCACCTTGGATTACGTTTGTTGCTGCTTTAATTGTCCACGCTGTAGTCGCGAATAACGCTTGTACTGTAAATCGGAAATTTAAACCCGCTGAAGTTGCTACCGCAGGTAAAGTAATTTGTGCGCCTGCTGCTGCATTCAAAGAAAAAAGTTTCCCGGAATCCGCCGCGCTCAAAGTAGTTGCTGAACTAATTACTTGTGTTTGTAATACTTGACGAAGATCGTCATTTGAAATTGATACTAAAGTTGTACTCATTTTTTTTTATTTTAAAATTATTATTTACTTAATTTGTCTAAAACTGAATCCATAATTGTACGCGGTTTTTTACTTGCTAACCTTGTAATTTCTACCGGGTTGTCATTTTCAGGATTAAAAGAAATAGGTTTTACTTCGCTTAATTCTGTTTCTGTAACCTCGTTTATTTTTGCTAATTCCGCTTTTAACATTTCGTTTTCCGTTTTCAAAGCTTCGATTTCTGCGAAGAAAGTTTCTTTTACTACGCTTTCGATTGTTTTCTTTGGTGCCGCTTTTGCGGTTTCCATTTCCTCTTTCTTTTCCGTTTCTACTTCTACTTCCTCTTCAACTTCCGGCGCTTCCTCTTCCGTTTCCATTTCTTTCATTTCGGAAATAATACCTTCGTTTTCTACTACTAAAATACGACCGTCTTCCATCTCGTATTCTCCAACGGGTACCGGTATTTTTTGATCGTCTTCCGTTACGATTACAATTTCCATTTCGGGTTCGAATGCATCAGCTTCTAAAACTGTTACTCCATCCGCTAACATCATTTGCTCCAATTTTACTTCCATTCCAAGTAAAGTTTTGATTTGGTTTATAAGGCTATTTTTCATTTTTATAATTTAATTGATTGTAAAGCTTTTACATATTGTGCAAAAGTTCCTTTTAATCCATCCTGAACATTTTGCTTTTGTTGAACTATTTCTTTTGGTAGATCTAATCCTAATTCTTTTACTGCTTTTTCGTATCTGTCAAAAATCGGAACTGCATCTTGGTTAAGTTTTTGTAAGTCTAATTGCATTTTTAAAGCATTTGCTAAAAGTGGTTTTAACTTTTGGTATTCATCAAAACTTTTTTTCCTTGCTGCAATTGCACTTGCATACGCTTTTTTAACATCGTCTGCCATTGCTAAATCTACTTCATGCGTTTCTAATTGCGTTTCGTTGTTTTTAAACAACATTTCGTAAACTGTTTTTCTTGTATTCATATTACTTTATTTAACTTATTAACTTTTACGTTTTTGTTTTGTTCCCTTTTTAGCCGTTTTGACGCACTGTAACACGTACTCCGTTAGTTTCTGTTACTGTAACATTTTGTGGCGGTACGCTTGCCGTTTGCCCTATTCCCTGCGCTTGTAAACTGCCGTCGCAACATTTTGAACTGTATCTACCGTTTGGACATAAACATCCACGTTTCCCACCAACCGGGCTTG